TTAGCTAGAATACCTATGAGAGAAGCTAAAGGCGTTGTTTTATTTGATGACCAATCTGACCAAATTACTAAAAAAAGACAATATTTTGGAACTGTTAATATAGATAAACTACATTTATCATTAATTGATGAATATGGAACTGTTATTGATTTAAATAATAATGATTTCTCTTTTGCATTAGAATTTGATATTTTATATGAAAAATAATTTATAATGGAATATCCCAGCTTATTTAAATTAAATTATACTGATAACTCTGATAATACATATACACATTTTCATTTAGAATCTATTCAACCTATTCAATTATCTTTATGGAAAAATGTATTTACTATTGATGTTTCTAATCAAATACATATTAATCATAATAATATTACATTGCTTTATGCTGGTATTAATAAAGCATTAAAAAGTTTTTTTTACTATTCCGGAAAATCTTTCTCATCTCAAAAACTTGTTCTAGGAACTATATTTCAATATTATATACAATATTTAGCTCATAATATATTTAATAATAGTCAATTAGTTCAACCTTTTAATAATTTACATACTGTTAAAAATAATATTAATGATAGTATAGAAAATATTATACACGAAATATTAAATAATACAGCAGATATAAATATTAAATCCATTATTGATAATTCACAACAACAAAAATTTATTCATCTTAAAATATTTATTAATAAACCTACTATACCTTCTTTACCAGCTATTCATGTTAAAAATACTTGCTGGCATTTACATATTTTATTAGTATAATTTATATTATTATTATCAATAATATATATTAATGTCTAATGCTTTAATTTTTAATATTCCATATGTTTTTGAACTTAGCGCTAATGCCTTAATTATTGCTGAAGAAGTTGACCAAAGTTTATTCACTCATCATTTAGTTTTTGCATTAGATTGTTCAGGTCTAGATATTTCTGCATCTACATTAGAAAATCTATTTTTAATAGGAAATTCTGAAAATGATGATAAAATATTCTTTTCTAGAGCAGATAATACACACGGTGAACAATCTAATCCATTGCATTTCGTTTCTAATTTTTCTAGACATTTAGCTTCTGTCATTTTAAAAGATGGAAACTTACTTTTTGATAATTCATTATCTGATAAAAAAATACCTATTGGACCAGCCGTCTTAAATCAAGACCCTTCTCAAAATTATTTTAATTTAAGTGTTAGCGATTTTAGCGGAAATACTTATGATGAAATTTTATTAAGAACATTAGCTATACATTTAATTGGAAATCCATTCTCTAGAGCTTGGATACAAAATGAAGGAGCTCTTAGAAATCAAGTTAAATCTGATGATAAAGTTCATAATCTATCTAGTCAGTTCAATAAACTATTAGGAGGAGATAGTTCAGGAAATATATTGAAATCTGATTCTATTTTAGGACACTTAAATACAAATATTAATACTAAACAAAATATATCTGATGGTGTTGCTAACAATGTTTTAAAATTATTTTTTGAAAGTATGGTTGCTGATATATCTAATAATGAAACTAGAAGAAATAAAATACAAAATATGAGTAATTATAACCCTAATGATTTATCTTTAAATCAAACATACGTTTATGGATTACCTTTTCTACCCGGAGATAAAATTGTTGTTTTTATAAGAAATACTATTAATATTGCTGTTGAACCTGTATCGGGGAATTTACTTCCTAGTATACATATCAAAGATATATTCCCCGGAGGAGCTAGTAATGATAATGTTCCCGCTGAAGGAAGATGGGGATGGATGGGATTTAGCACTGATATAAGTAATAATGGAATTGTTGGTTCATATAATTTATCTCAACAAACTACTGATATTAGTGGAAATGGAGCTACTAATATTTTTGACGCTCACGTATGGAAAATTACATTAACTCTCATTTAATTTTATTCAGTATTATATACATATGAGTAATTTTAATATGTTTGGTAAAAATAATTCATCTGTCTCTTCATCCGAAAGAACTAATAATATCAAAAATAAACTTATTTTTAATAATCATACCTCCAATACTAATAAATCTTTTAAAAATCATAAATATTATGATAATTTAAAAAAAGGATTTGTTAAATGTAAAGAAGATAATAAAAATATTATTGATAATAGTGCATGCTTTCAAACATGGATTAATAATGATTTCACTAATATAAAAGTTAATAATGTAGATGATTGGAACTCATCTAAGATAGATTATTCAGGCGTTAATGTAAATGATACTTCACTACAAGATACATCTAATAGCTTTTGGCCTTATAAAAATACATCTAATAATAAAAAAATATTATTGTATAAAGATTATTCTTTCTTAAATACTAATATACAATCTACTTATTCGAAAAATTTTAAACATAATCTATCACGAAAATCTATTAATTTATAATATACAATATTATATAATCGGAATGCCTAGAAAATCTTCTTCAATGGGCGTTTTAAATCATCATATTACCACTTCTCAACATCAAATTGGATTAAGGTCTGTTATTATTTCACAATTTACAAGTAATTTACTAGAAATAAGAAACTATATAGATATTAATTTAAAACCACAATTTATTGATTATTATATTGGCAATGAATATCAATTATTAGATGATTATATTACATCTTTTACTAATAATGTTAAGGATAGATTACTACAATTTGAACTTTCATCTGGACCTGATTCTGATACACAATATTTAGCTCAAATTGCTTCTAAAATTATAGATATTGTTATTAAATCTAGAAATGAATACAAAGTTAATCAACAACTTATTGATACCTTAAAGAATTATTTGTCTATATATGCTTCTGGAACTTCATATCCTGTTCCAGCACCCATTAACGGCGTTATTAATGTTGATGTTTCTATAGATGAAAAATATCTTAAATATATCGAAATGTTTGGAACTCCATCTGATGGTATATTTGAATCTGATAAACTTATACAAGCTGAAAATGCATTAAGTTAATTCATTTAAAATTATATCATTATATTTAATATAATGACATCATTATCTTTAGACCATAGTAATAATATTGTAGCTCAAGCTATAAATATATCTAACCAATTAAATAATCTTATTCAACAATTAAATCCAAATAATGAAGTTATTGAAGATATTCAAAAAATAATTAAAAAAGATTTGTTTGTAAAACAACCAGCAGGAGCTAAGTCATATTTGTTGTCTGATAATAAAGCCAATTCATTATGGAGAAATTCATTAAGAAAATAATTTATAGTTTTCCAAACTTTTTTTCATATTCTTCTAGTTTTGCTGTAAGCCTACTAATTAGTTCTATTCTGTCTTCTCTCTTTACTTTACCAGCATAATATAATTTACCTTCTGTCTTTTTATATGGACCCATACTATTAAAGGTTAATCTGTTTTCATTTACTTGTTTTATAAAAAACATTAATGATTTTTCTGTGAATTTATGAAATTGTATTTTATTAACACATTCTTCTGGTGTCAATCCCGGGTTCTCTATCAAAAATGTATCTAATTTTTCATAATCTTTGACTAAAAAAGATTCGAGATTATCTCCAATTTCTTTAAATTTATCAAATGACATTTGTTTATATTATAAAGGTTAAATATTTTTAACTTATTTCAATTTAAAATTGATATAAAATTATATTAATTAATTAAATTAACTAATTCTATAATGGAAGATTTACCTTTCACTGAAGAAGAATTCGATATTATACAAAATGCATTACACGTTGAAGAAGAACTTCAAAGAGCTCACGAATTATTGATTACTCAACAAGAAAATGAAAATGAAGAAGAAGAACTATATTCTTCCGATGGAGATGAGATATTTCCAGTTCAGGAATCTAATATTTCAGATGCTATGTTAAATTTTACTAATTATGAACCAGATTTAACCATAAATATTCCTCCAATTCCTACAAATACTATGTTAGATTCATCATCTAATTACTTTCTTACACCACCAACCACACCAAGACCTCCATCTAATAATCCCCTTAATGATAGTTTAGCTAGTCTAGCTAGTTTAAGTTCTCCAGTATCTATATCTTCTCCTGAACCTACGCCACAACCTCCTTCTCCTCAAAATTCATCAGAAGAATACAATTATAATCAAAATATTATTACTGATAATAATGAACTTATACAAGAACTAGAAGAAGCTGGACCTCCTTATACAGTAAGGTCATTGTATAGAGAAACTCATAACTTTAATTCTATTGAAGAAGCTAGAACATATCTTGAACAAATTAATTCTAATCTAAATGATGATGAAAATGAACCAGAATCTCAAGAAACTATACCGTCATCACAATATATTCCATATTTTCCTTCTAATTATCAAAATACTGATGGATCAGAACACGAAACTGATACTGAAGATAGAAATGAAACTAAGTATATTGAACAAAAAGATTGTAGCGTATGTTATAAAAAACTAAATACTCATAGAATGGTATGCACTCCATGCAATCATACATATTGTGTTGATTGTTTCTTTAAATGGCTTAAGGAATCTAAAACTTGCGCTATGTGTAGAGCTAATTTGGTTGATTATACTAGATGGCAATATGATAGTCTTCCCAGAAGAACTAGTGAAGAATTTAGAACATTCAGAACTATTTTCAAAAGAAATAGAACTTTAATGCATAATAATTATAAAGCTGACCAAAAATTATTGGCCGTAAATGAATTGATTAAAACATCAATGAATGATTTAATTAGACGAAAAGAACAAGGAGAATTTACTGATGGTTATAATTCAGCTAGATTTGAATTACTTAGTTCAACAAAACTAAAAGATGTTTATAATATGTGGAATGGATCACCATATAAAAAAGGATTTTTTAGAGGATTTTATGAAAAACATAATATTCAATTAAAACCATTTTACTATAAAAAACATAAATATTTTGTTAAAACTAAAACTGGAAGAAAAAAAATTGTTATTAAAAAGAGAAGAACACAAAATACTTTATTCGAATATGGATTTCAAAAACATACATTTACTGATGAATTTCTTATAAATAAAACATATGATGGAGATGGTAATCAACTTATATATAAAAGAATGGTTTATATAGACCATAATGGTGTCAAACATTTACAAGATATTGAAGATTCAGTTGTAATCAGTTAAATGCGTTTAAAATAAATTTCTAATTATTATTTATTATAATAATGTCTGTCGCGGCAAATATTCTAATTCCACTGTTTATTAAAAAAACACATAATACATTAGACTTTATTCACGGTAAAGAAAATATTGATATTATTTTTAATGGATTAAATCAGAATATGTTAGAAGATTTAGTGAATTTATATACTAGAACTTTTTTTGAAAGATATTATTCAGTTTATACTTTTTTAGATAAATTTAATATGTTTGATAATAAACCATACGAACCAACATTTATAACTAGTATTTTTATATGCGCTATACAGCATTATTTATAAATTGAAGTATATAGTAAAATATTTTTTATTTTAATTTACTATATATTATAAATGACTATAGCTCTTAATAGACAAATTAGTATAGCTTTTAATACTACTAATATCATAGATAATTGGATATGGGGATTTATAGAACCATATAATATTACATATGATGATTTATGTAGTAATTCTGTATATATTATAAAACAAATCGCAAAAAAAATTAATTGGTCTTGGTTGATATTACATAAATGGTTAATTAATTATGCTATTAGACGGGCTCGACTTAGACCTGACCACGACTATTATCAATATGAAAATTTAGTTGTTATTAATAATTTTATTAGATTCCTAATTAGACAACAAATTGTTAAACACGATGATTCTATTAATAATACTATATCTATTTCTAATATTGAAAATCTAATGGAAACATTTAAAAGTTATAGAACCAGAATCAATACTATACTAAATCAATATTCTAATAGAACATCTCGTTCTCAAAATATTATTAATTTAACTAATGAACAGCCTCTCATTATATGTCCTACTACAAATAATTCTAATACAACTTCTGATGATGGTTATGACGATGGTTATGACGATGGTTATGATTCTATGCCAGAACTTATGGAAACTTTTACATAAAAAAATTAATATTATTAAATAATTTTAATAATATTAAATTAATTATACAATATTATACTAACCTTATTGTCTTCTTTCTTGGATTCCTTTTCTTTTTATAAACACTTCCTAGAAGCGTCCATTCATTCGGTCTTACATATGCCCTAGAACCACATCCCGAAATTACTAAATTATAAGCCAAAGTTACATCTGGATCATCTGAAACTGGAATATAAACTCTTCTTCCATTATCAACTTCTTTAATGAATATATCTGCCTTTTGATTTGTTCCTGAATTGTAAAAATATCTATTCCCATATTCATCTATATTAAACTTCCATCCTAACATCTTACAATAATCTTCTCTTGACTTATATTTTTCATCAATAGATAAAAACTTAAAACTAGGAGTTTTCTCAAATTTAGATAGTCGATGTTCATTTAAGAACCTACTTGCTGGAGCTTTTACATTAGTCAATGCCATAATTATATTTATATTATGATAAACTTATCTTTTTATTATAATCAATTTAATTTAATTAATTTAATTAATTTAATTGATTTAATTGATTTAATTAATTTAATTGATTTAATTTAATTTAGAGAAAAATAATTGCTACATTTTAAATACTTTTGATGTTCCATTAAAAAAAGAATTAACATTTCTTTAGCTATACTTGACATT